AACTAAAGATAAAAGTAATAAAATCCTCATTATAAACCCCTCCTAGAGTTATAATCTTGATTTAAACTCCGACCAGACAGCGAATGAAACAAACCCAAGTACAAATATTGTACCCCATCTGATAGCAGTTTTCCAAACCGAACTTTTAGTCTCTCTCCATCCTTCGAGAAGATTGCGCAATTCTTTTACATCATGCACAGCGTTTTCGTCGTGCAATCCTATTCTGGATAAAGCTCTATCTGAGCCTTTTTCTGCGGCTTCTAGTATAAGGGCTTTTAATTCGCTACGTGTTATACCATGCATTTTTTCACCATCAGGCAATGTCATCTGTAATTTCTACCTCTATGAAGCGATTATTAGGAAAAGTTTCAATCTCTCCACCAGTAAAAGTGACTTCAAATTCTGCCTCGTAAGAACCAATAGTATCTGTGTCTCCAGCGGTCCAATTATAATAAACAACACCACTATCTGCATTTTCTATGACAGCCGCCGCGTCTACTTTAGCAGTAGTATCTCCTGTTGGCCTCATATGAAATCTAACGCTTGCGGCGGTTAAATCAACAACAGCATCTAATCCATCCTTTAAGGTGGCTTTTAATGCTGGGGAGGTATCGTTTTGCTTTATAAAGAATGCCATATTAAATCCTTAACAGTTTTACGCGACTAATTCAACTTTATTTGGTTTACCATTAATAACACAAATATTTCCCGATTTCATAGTCAATTCTGCAAAAGACCGACTTTCGGCTTCTGTTGCTATCCTACCAAGAGCCGCGTCGTATACAATAAATGGCACTATTGGGGGTAAGGTGTTTAAATTTGGCGTGCTGAGTACATTATTTTGGGTAAATGATGCTGTACTTACTGTAGGTGGGGAAAATGAATATACTTCACTGGTAAATATGTGACCCTGTGTCATATTAATTTGATCTAAGACAGGTGGCGTTGTATTTATGTTTGATGCTGTTAAGGTCTCATCTTCAAACATTGTTGAATTAGATACTGTTGGTTGCCCAGTTACTAAGTTATTGAAACTAAATACTATATTTCTTGTTAGTACAGCATCATCAATTTCAGGGTTTTCTGCACTTAGAGATAATCCAATTAATGTATGACCCTGTATAAATGTAACATTACTATCTGAAAGGTTTGGATTTCCAGATAAGAGTTCGGATGTAGTAAAGATATTTTCTTCTGAAATGTCTGCCTGTTCGATAACTGGTGCTGGTGTAAAGAGGCTAGAAGATGAAAATGTTTCACGCTCTGACATACTTACTGATGATACAGTTGGGCTTTGTCCTAACAGGTTTGCGGGAATTAATAGATGGCCTTGGACAAAAACAGTTGTTGGCAAATTAACTGGGTCAGTATTTATATTTTGCGTTGTAAATGTTTCTTCTTCAGACATTGCCTGATTTGGTACATCTGGAAAACCTGTTGTTGTATCTGTAGTTTCCAATATTTGCGTTTGACCAAAGGGCGTAGAAGATACAATTGGTTGTCCTGTCTGTAAATTTGTTGCTGTAAAAGTTTCATCTTCAAACATTATGGTACTTGGAACGCTTGGATTTTGAGAAATTAACTCTCCAGCACTAAAGAAATGTTTTTCAAAGTAAATTACCTGTGGAACAATAGGTCTATCTGTTCTTAATTCATCGGTTGTAAACGTTTCATCTTCAAACATTGTAGCATCTGAAACGTCAGGCTGAGTATTGGTAAGTGTAAGTGGAGAAATTACTTGTGTTTGATTTATTGCACAATTTTCTAAATCTGGCACACCAACAGTAATTGAACTTGGTAAAAGAGTATTAAATTGTATTATTGTTGCACTTGTAAGTTCAGGTGATTGAGAAACAATATTTTCTGGGGTTAATGTTTCATCTTCTGACATAGGTATATTTGGAACAGAAGGGCCAACGCCAGTGAGATCATTAGCTTGGATGTTGTGATTTTGATTTATACTTGGCTGACCCAGTGATGGAACACCAGCGGTTAAATCGCTTACAAGCATTGTTTCATCTTCAAACATTGTAGAGCTAGGCACAACAGGGCTACTAGAGCTTAAAGTAGATGTATTGAACGTATGACCTTGCTCAAAGGCTGTTTGCGGTATTGTAGGCTGTCCAAGTATTATTGATAAACCTGTTAAGGCATTTTCTTCACTTAAACTTGCATTTGGTACTGTTGGCGCGGCTGTTGTAATTTCACTCGCTATCAATCCAGATTTTTCTTGTCCAGAACCTCCAAATGTAGATGCCGCAAATGCGCTAGTACCAAATGACATTTTTTAACTCCGAGTTAGATTATACCATATATATCATGTTTTTCAGTCCAAACCAAATAACCATTTTCAGTCAATTTCTTGCACAAAGCTATATCATCTATGTGTTTGTGTTCTACCTTAATAACTTTAGGTTTTACTCTAAAAGAATAGTTCATAAATATATTTGTTTCGTGACCTTCTGCATCAATTTTCAGAAAATCTATTTCATTAAAATCATGTAGCAAATCATCAAGCGTCATACAATTTACATTTATTTTTTCATTAAAGTTATTAATGTGATCAGGGTGCGTGCTTAATTTATACCCTAAATGGTTTTCAGATATTATATGAGAACAACCCTTTAGCCATCCATTATTTCTTCCAACAGCCATAGTTAGTTCACCGCTTGCGTCTGAAATAGCATAATTCATTACAGTAACTTCATAATTTCTATAGATGTCAGAAACACTTTTAAAAAGATAGGGTACTGGTTCAACGCAAATTCCGCGCCAACCAGCTTTAGCTAGTGGTAAGCAAGTATCAAAATCAGCAGAACCTATTTCAACAAAAGTTTTAGCCATTAACATCTCCATCATATCTACTTGTCCACATAGTTAAGCTATATTTTACACCAGACAATAGCTCTGGGACGTGATGTCCGTGTGTGACTTCTGATGGAAATAATATGCACTTTCCTCTTGGAACATTAATATTAGAGTAATTTTGCCTTGGAAATATTAATTCTGCGCCCTCAAAATCATCATTAAGCTTTACACTGCCAGTAACCAATGATGCATCTGTATGTAGCGCTAAATCTTTTTGAGTATCCATGCTGTACTTCATAGTAAAAGCATCACGCAATCCATGGTGCTTCATAGGCGTCCAAAAACTTTCAGAAATTTTACCTAACTTTTCGTGCCATAGTCTTTCATATTCATGCCAAAGGCCTAAATCTTTGAGCCGTATTTCTTGAGCTGGAAACTTATCACCATCCATTGAGCCCCAGCTTCCACGGCTTTCAGACTTATCAATTAGATATTTACATTGATTTTCACTTAAAAAGTCTGTGACCAATATATCTTTAGCAACTTCCTCATAATTTAAGGTCAAATAATATGGGCTCACAACTTCTGCCTCTGATTTTGTAAAACCAAATTTTCTTGCCATTTCAACAAAGAAATCTTTAGCATCAACTCCACCATTGCCATGATATATGCAACCACAACAATTTGTTTCTTTGTTCCATAGCTGATTGTTAATGACTTCAACATTTTTATCATGATTTTGAAAAATGTAAGCTTCAAAATCTAACAAAACGCTATAATCTGTTTCAACTCCAAACATAGCCAAGTATCTTTGCTGACAATAAAGTTGATCATCACCATTTGCTGGTTCAGTTATTGGCAATGAAATGAAACTATGTAAAGCTTTTGCTGTACCTATATAGCAACCACTATTTAAATATTTATATTTTGTTCCTGTATCTGACCATTTATCATCTGTATTCTTATCAGGCCAACACTCATTTTCTGCACCAAATACTATATCAGCGCCCATTTGTTGATACCTTTCAAGTACATTTAAGGGTGTATCTGCAAAGAATGTATCATATCCATCTAAATACAAAATAATTGCATCATCTGGCGCTGTTGCAAGATATTCATTAACTAATTGTATCTTTGGCATACCAGCAAGCCCTTCCATTGGGTCACGCCAAGGGTGATCTTTGCCTATATTAACAACCTCAACACCATATTTTTTTGCTGACTGTTCTAGCGCCCACATTTTTTCTGGTTCTGTAGCAACTGTAATTATTCGAAAATCAATGTCTTTGCCTTCTAGCATGTCTGTATCCTCTATTGTTGATTGTCTTTTTGATCTTTCAATTTGCTTAACACATTCTGGAGTAAAAAAGAAATTTTTCATTTTATTTGATAATTTTTTTGGAACCCATTCATCAACAGGAATTATTTTATCTGAAAATCCATCAATTAAATATTTGGCTGTGTCAGGTGTTATTGCATAGGCATGACAATTGTACCAGTATCCTATACTATTCCATCTGTAACCTAGCCACGCACTATCATGATGCCTAAGAATGTCTGATATTTTTTGAGTATCTATACTTTCGTATACAGCGTCTTCTTCCAGTATTATTCCATTTTTCCCAGAATTTGCTATTTTGTGCCATATTTTTAAATGACTTACAGCACAACCAAACTCTCCTTTTAATATAGGTCTATTAAGTAATGGGTCTTTCCAAGAATTATCAGGCTTGCATCCTGATTTACTTATTGCGTCTGACCACTTTAGGTTTCTTGCATCAAAGGCTGTTTCAGTATGCAGGGATATTTGATAAATTATCGCCAAGATGTACCTTCAAACCAAGCCACTAGAGATTTTCTAGTTCCTGATGTAACTGGCATTACTCGATGATTATGGAAAGATGGAAATGCTATAATTGAACCGCGTTTTTTATAATTATTTGGCATATTACAACCTTGTATTTCAAAATCGCCACCAGTGTATTCATTTTCATTGCTTAGTTGTACTGTAATTGAAACTTTTCTTTGCACTGCAAGTTCTGTGTACCAATCCACATCATTATGCCAACCATAATGACCTTTGTTTTCACCTTCATATATTGTATATTGTACTTCGCATGTGTCAGACACATCATACCCCCAGTGCCTATTAGCTTCTCGAACATATCCATAAAGAAACTTATTTAGTTCTGGGTCATCAAACCAACCTGTTTTGCTTCTGCGAATATCTGAGTTTCCACCAAAAGTAGAAGCATTGCTAATTATAAGGTTATTACCATTTTCTGTAATACTTTTTATTCTTTGTTCTGTAAGTGCATTTTCCCAGAACATATAAGGCATATGTGACATTTTATAATTCCTTCAAGTTGAAGTTAGTACCATTCATCTGCCCATCTTGGGCGTAGTTTGAGTATATCAAGACTTCTGGGTCTTGTATCAAAAAATCGCAATCATTGCAAAAGCTTGGATAATCTTGATTTCTGTGACCTGTTCTTAATGCGTTATATTTGTGACCATGATATATTTCTTTTACAGTTTCGCCGTGAACATTTCCTAATACAGCTTCTCTATCTCTCCCCAAAACTTGGCAACAGGGGTGAACAGCGCCGTTTGCACGTATTACTATATCATTTGCGAAAGGCCTCCCACACGTCCTTTTTTGGCCTTCTCTGGACACAATAGGGTCATACATTCCAGACCAATTGTGCATCGCCCAAATTTCGCATTGCCCACCATCAGCTATTCTTAAATATTGTTCTAACTCATATTCTTTTGAGGCTTCATCTAATAAAAGGTGATAACTTGATACGTGAGTTTCTTTTGCATGATCTCGCATTGCATAGAGATTTTCTAATACCCAATTAAAACTAGAACTATTCATCCACTTTAAATATGTTTTTTCATTGTATCCAATAATTGAAAACCTAAAGAAATCTAATCCAGCGCTTACACAATCTTTCATAAATTGTCCGCGCATCTTAAGGCCATTAGAAAAAATATATACTTTTGCGCCGTGTTCTTTTGCTGTCTCAATATACCAAGGTAAATCTGATTTCATCGTAGGTTCACCAGAGCCTTCAAGATTTACTATCTTGGGGTTTGTTTGCCTCAATACAGCTTTGAATGTTTCTCTATCCATAGAGCCTAGAAAATCAGCTTCACGACCTTTTGATTGAGGACACATTTGACAGGTGTAATTACAAGCCCCGTTTACTTCAATGACTGCCCTATCAAAATTCATGTTGCTATTATAAACCCATTTAATGTTTTTCTAGTTTCATTTTCAACAGACCTGTAACTATGCCAAGTAACGTCATCTTTACCAGCAAAAATAAAAGCTCTATTTGGTTTCCATTTTATTTGTCCAAAGTAACTTTTATCAATATTATATATTTCTGTGCCAGTTCCCACATCACCTAGATATACAACTACTGATAATATCTTTTTTTCCCATTCTGAGTGTATATGATAATCATATGGACCATGTTGCACTGAATAGTACCAATCAATTTTGTAACCATTTTTAAATGGCCTATGATCAAAATAATCAAGATATTTTACAATGTCTGGAAAAATAGTTTGATCAGAAATACTTAGCTTATACTTTCCCCCAGAACCAATAGATTTTCGTTCTAATACTTTGTCTAAATGAAATTGATAATCATCAAGAAAGTTGTCTTTAATAATATGCAACCACGGCTTATTCTCCATCCATAGCTTCTTGTAATTGCATCAAGAATGAAACATCTGGTCTCTTATAACATGTACTGCAGGGCGTTTTGTTTTCTCTGCGACCATTCAACAATTCATTTCTGTAATCATTTAAATCAGGGTCATTGTTCCAAAACTCTTTCATTGGAACATTATGTATATTTGTGAAATGCCCAGTTTTACGCCAATCGTTACAACAAAGAACATAATCACCATCCCAATTTACATATATCATATTAAATGGCTTGTGACATATCTTACCCCATCTGATATGGCCTTTGTATGCACTTCTGTTAATATTAAGATCAGGAACAGAACCAGCCCTGTTATTGAGTATTCTAAATTCTTTAGGCTTTTCCATAACGTTTTTTGTGCGTCTGTCTGAAACCCTAATTTCTTTATATTTTGATCTAGCTTTATGATAGCTAATTTTACATTCATCATAGACACTGAAATTAACCGCGTCTAATTGTTTGTATAAATCATAATACTTATCAATTCTTGAACCATTAGTAGATACTTTGCACCATAAATGCGGCATATCTGTATTCTTGCGATGAAGTATCATTTCTAAAATTTCTTTGAATTGTGGGTGCAATGCTGGCTCACCGCGCCCTGCTAAGTGCAATCTAAATTTGTCGTGAGGTTCTAGCCAAGCACTTTTATTTATATTTTTATTCCACCCATCTCTTTCAAATTCAAATGTCGCCATTTCATCTAAAACTAGCTTTACAGTTTCAAGGCTCATGTGTTTATTTTCGTTTTCATAACCATGCGCTCTAGGGCAGAATGAACATTTCATATTGCATAATTCAGTTAAGTGCATTTCCACGCACCACATAAAATCATTCATGTGTATCATATTTACGTTTAGTTCTGAGTTACTTTTACTGTAGGCCATTTTTACAAGCATTCTCCCATGTTAAAGCTTGATGATCTGTCATATTTTTCTGATACATATCATAACGCTTTTTTATTAAATCTTCCCAGTTTTCTTTATTCATATCAATACATACTACATAATAATACCATGTGATAAATTTATTAATAGCATCTTCATCTATTGCTATGGGTACATAATCATTAGGTATTACAGAATATGTTGGAACTATGTCTAAAAAAGGCGTATTTGATGTTAAAAAACAGGGCTTACCAGATATTAAGGCTTGGACAATAACCGAACTTTCAGAACTATAAACAAAATTACTTTTATTTATTAAGTCAGAAACATCATAATTATCATATAATAATACTGTATATTCACTTAAATAATTATAATTTTTACATATTTCTAAGAATACTTTAATTCTATGAGGATTAGTTTTTACTGTTTGTGGGTGTATTTTAAATACAGTGTAATTTTTTGTTTCTGTGGCCCAACGCAAACATTCAACATCGCTTGTTGAGTATGTGTATTTTTTTAGGCTTAAAAAACATATTGCATAATTTTTGTAATTATTAGTAAATCTTTGACCTTTATACTTATTGTAGTTCATATGATTTCTATATTTTTTTACTATTTCCTTATCTACAATAGCATTTTTCCAATCATCTCTTCTCTTAAAGCTTTTTATATACATTCCCCTAGTAATTCTTATATGATTTTTGCACTCAAAACCATGCATTACGCTTAATTCATTAATAGGTTTTCTTAGGTCTTTAAATAAATCTAATATTTTTTTGTATATATCGGTATATTCTATTGTTTTGTTAATCTTGCCTTTTGACCTGTGATATTCAAGCCATGCAGAACGCCCCTTATGAGCCGCATATGGACCTGTTCGCTGGGGAATATACAAAACCATTACTCATGCAATCCGTTATTCTTTGTAAATTGCCAAGAATGTAAGTCTAAATCACTAGCCCCAGTTTTATATAAATCACGCCGCCTGTTTATTTTCCATGCAAAGTTTTCTGCATCATAATTATTTACGCAAGTTCTCCAGTACCACGTCAGCCATTTAATTTGTGTTTCTAAATCAATTGATTTTATATCTTTCAAACTATCATCAAGCTTAGTATGATCTATTATTGGAATAATATCACTAATCATACATCTGCGTAGATTTACTGTTGGTTTGTTATACAACATGGCCTGTAAGGTCATAGCGCTATCCACACTTATCATCATATCACATTGTTTAATCATTGAGTTAGCATTGTAATTATCAATAGGGAAAATGGTATATTCACTTGTTATTCCCATACGAACAACAGTATCCCAGAATTTGTCATAGTCTCTAGGCGTTTGTGATTGACTTGATGATGCTGGATGCCTTTTAAAAATTGTATATATTTTATTTTTTGTAGCCCATTCAATCAAAGAAAGTGTTTCAAAGTAATCTTTAGGATATAAAAACTGCAAAGGAACTAAAACGTATGGGCGGTCTTTTACCCATTCCACGTCTGTTTGTAAGTATCTATCATTGGGCCTACTTTTATATGATGTATATATCAGCTCATCTGGTTCTGCATTTTTCCAATCATCTCTTCTATAATACTTATTGATATACAATCCTTTAGAAAATCTAAGATGCTTAAATTTACCAAACCCACCCATAAATCTATAATCATATTTTCTATTGTCGAATGTTTCAAAACAGCAGACTTCATTTTCCCAGCTTGATGCAATTTTTAAGCACTTTTCAATATATGGTACTAAATGCATCTTTTCTGGATTGTGATTGCGTGCCTCAATCCATTGTTTAAGCCATGATATATATCTTGGGTTCATTATAGATACTTTATAAAGCCAAACGCATATCTTTTTTCGTGAGCGTAAACAGAATGCCAAAGATGTTTATCACTTTCAATTTTAAACCTATTTACAGTCCAACCTTCTTTATTATCTTCTGAAACTTGTTGATCACCATTTTCATCAATATACTTAAAAACCCCATGGCCCTTTATGTAATAAGTTCTCCATCCTGACAAATTGCTGTTAGTATGCCATGGCAATTGTGAATTTTGCTGCATCACATTGCAGTTAGATACGTTGTCATAATTTAATAACTTTACACACTCATTCAAAAGTACAGTAATTTGTGGATTATCATTGCGAAAATCTACACCTGATAAAGATGTTGGTATATCTGTAGGTGGCAATGGGCGCTCTAAGAATTGTTCATACGACAAAACACGCCCATAATTATTTTTTTTATGCATTTTTATCGCGTTTTCTAAACGCATTACAATATCGCCATCTGGCGTTAACTTTTCGATCATCCTATACCTAATTCCGCAATAATTTCACGTTTTCTGGCCATAGATATTATTTCCCCTGACAGGAATTCATCAGTTACATCATTTGTTAATTGGTCATAACACATATTTAATTTCAGATCAAAATCTGCTGGCCTGTCTATTTCGTCTAATGGTCCATACATTTGCAAGAAATCTAACAATAGTCTTTTGTTGTATTTTGTATTTATTCTCGTGCAATCGGTTCTTAATCCAAGTGTATCATCATCTAATATATACAAATCTTTATATTCATCACTTCTATTTGAAGGTATTTCGGGATGTGTTTCTTGATACCTTTCAGTGATGTCTCCTAATTTTAATATTTCGCTATCAGCTAATTTACCATCAGTTGACATATACGCTAATGATTTATCTGAATTGTTAAAATAGTACCACGGCATTTTGTCCCTCCTAGAACGTTCTGTATCTTTTATTAAACCCATAACCTGTGCTTGGTTGATCGCCTTGGAATGCGGAATAGGTTTGACAGTTACTACCAACCCAAAGCCAATCATTAGCTATAGATGCATTTGATATGTTGAAGAAACCACCTGTCATAGCTCCACCAGTTTGAATATAACCTGTTACAACAACTCCGCTAATTTGGCTTACACCTGACGCTCCCGCTGGACCTGTAGGCCCTGTTGGACCTGTCGGACCTGTTCCACCAGCACTACCGCCAGCACCCTTTTGACCTTTAGTACCTGTTGTTCCAGTTGGACCTGTACCACCTGTCGAGCCTGTCGAGCCTGTTTGGCCTTTCTGGCCTTTCTGCCCTTTCGGTCCTGTAGGGCCAGTAGGTCCAGTAGGTCCAGTAGGACCTTGCGGGCCTGTCGAACCAGTAGAACCTGTTTGACCTTTTTGACCCTTTGCTCCAGTAGGACCAGTATTACCTGTTTGACCTTTCTGTCCTTTAGCTCCAGTAGGACCAGTTGGGCCAGTTGGGCCAGTTGGCCCTGTTGCGCCTTGAATACCTTGAGGACCAGTTGGGCCAGTGCTTCCACCTTGACCTTTTTGTCCTTTAGCACCACCAGCACCAGTGCTTCCCGTTTGTCCTTTTTGGCCTTTTTGACCTTTTGCTCCAGTTGGCCCTGTCGGACCAGTTGGTCCAGTTGCTCCAGTAGGGCCAGTCGGACCAGTTGGTCCAGTATTACCTGTCTGACCTTTTTGTCCTTTAGGTCCTGTTGCTCCAGTAGGACCTGTTCCACCAGTAGGTCCAGTGCTTCCTGTCTGACCCTTTTGTCCTTTTGGACCAGTAGGGCCAGTAGAGCCAGTAGAACCAGTAGGGCCTGTCGCTCCAGTTTGGCCTTTTTGGCCTTTAGCACCAGTAGGTCCTGTTGGACCTGTTGGACCTGTTGGACCTTGAGGGCCAGTATTACCAATTTCGCCTTTTTGACCCTTTGGGCCTGTTGGACCAGTTGCTCCAGTTTGACCCTTCTGCCCTTTTTGACCAACTTCGCCTTTTTGACCCTTTGGTCCTGTTGCTCCTACTGGCCCTGTTGGGCCTTGAGGACCAGTTGAGCCTGTTAATCCAGTAGGACCAGTTGGGCCAGTAGGCCCTGTGTTTCCAGTTTGCCCCTTCTGTCCTTTTGCGCCCGTGCTACCAGTGCTACCAGTTGCGCCAACCTCGCCTTTCTGTCCTTTAACACCTTGCGGACCTGTAGGCCCTGTTGGTCCAGTTGGCCCTGTTGGTCCAGTTGAGCCTGTTGGACCTTGAATACCTTGCTCACCTGTCTGGCCTTTTTGACCTTTAGAGCCATTTGTACCATTAACACCAGCTTCACCCTTTTGTCCCTTAGAGCCGTTATTACCAGATGGCCCTGTAGGCCCTGCAACACCAACCTCGCCTTTTTGACCTTTTGACCCTGTAGAACCTGTATTACCTGTAACGCCGACTTCGCCCTTTTGACCTTTTGGACCAGTTGGTCCAGTTGCGCCTGTTGGCCCTGTTGCTCCTGTATTACCCTGTGAGCCTGTCGAGCCTGTATTACCTGTTTGGCCTTTTTGACCCTTAGTTCCTT